CAACACCGAAATTACGGCAACCTCAACATCTGGAACGGCGGTCATAGCTAACGCAACCATCGTGATGAATTTGAACCACCTGTAGTCGAAGAGTTTGCTGACGCGCTTGGGTGTGCTGATAATTTGCGCGCTGAAGAGCACGAGGATGGTGTAGATGATCGGCACGCGAACGTAACTCTCGAGCCAATCCGCACCGAGACCAGAGAAAAGCGTTGTGAATCGGGGTTCCTTCGTCCACGAATATTGCAGACGCCCCCACTTTTTCATTTACATGTGTTGGTATTTTTTTTGTGCACGCATTCCAAGAGATGCTGACCATATGTCAGACATCCAAGGTAGTCCAAATCGCAACCACACCTCGAATGAAACAAAAATTTAAGACTTGGAAATTTGCCGCTAACTTTTTGTACAGAAACTACACCACACGTGACAAAAAAGTACTCGGACAATGGGTCAAGACGGAGCTCCTTGACTTGGGACCGACGTTCGTCAAGCTCGGTCAAATCGTGTCGACGCGTGGTGACCTTTACCCTCCTCTTTTTGTCAAGGAACTTGAAAGTCTGCAGGACGATGTTCCACCCGTCGAGATCGATACCGCACAACTCCCCCTCCACCTCTTTTCCGAATTTTGTGACGTTCCATTCAAATCTGCAAGCATAGGTCAGGTGCACAGAGCCACCCTTCTCGATGGTCGAGAAGTGGTCGTCAAAATCAAGAGACCGGGCATCTACGACATCATGAAAAACGATACGGACAACGTGAAAGATATTGTACAATTTCTCGAACGCATCGGCGTCGACACGGGCACGGGCAACGGCTACGTCTTGGACGAGTCGATCGAAAATCTTCTGCGAGAGAGTGATTACGCGCTCGAAGTGCAGAACGCCAAACGATTCCGAAAGAATTTCCGAAAGAGCGCGTGGGTGCAAGTACCCAAGGTGTTCGACGAGTACTGCACGGACGACATCATCGTCATGGAGTACGTGCCTTCGATCAAGTTAGACAACGCGCCGGTGAATAAGAAGAAGATCTGCGAAGCGCTTATCACAAGCTACGTGAAACAAACGATGACGGATGGGTTTTTCCATGCCGATCCACACCCTGGAAATTTGGGCATGTCACTGGACGGCAAACGCCTCGTGTTTTACGATTTCGGGTTGTGCATCGATATCAACGAGACGCTTCGAAAAGGTTTCATGGAATTACTCGTACACATCGTGTCAAAAGACACGAAGAAGATCGTCGAGACTTTGGTGAATTTGAAAATCATTATTCCACAGAGTGACATCGAAGACCTCGAGGTGTTTTTCGACACAATCCTGAATTACTTGGGGAACATGGACGTCCGAAATCTCACCGATGAAATCGTGTCCGACCCACTCATGATGGAGTTGGCGCAGCAGAAACCGTTCATCATCCCGAGCGCGTTCGTGTACCTCGCGAAGACATTCAGTCTCGTGGAAGGTCAGTGCATTCGACTGGACGATGAATTCAACTATTACGCATACCTCACACCAATCGTGCAGACTCAGATCTCGTCGAATATCGACGTGTCGAAAATGTTGAGGAACACCGCGGAGATGCCACTCCTGGTGAAAAACATGAGCACCGCTATCCTCGGCTTGGAAAAGTCGAGGGCAGGGTTGAAACGCTCGTTGAAAAAAACGCGTCAGGAGGTTCGCTACGCACAGTATAGCATTCTATGTGCACTCACTGCTTTCGAATTACATGACCAAGACAAAATCGGACTCGCCGTGACGTTCGCGCTATCGTCGCTCTTCTGGGCGTTCACTTCTCGAAGAAATCAATGACTTGTTCTTCGGGGGTCGTCGAAGAGTTCTTTTTCTCAAAGAATTCTCGGTGTTCCTTGAGCAGTTCCTTCGTGCGACGCTCCTCGTCGCGCGCGATCTCTTTCAAGCGATCACCCATGCGATCGAGGTCGTGACGACGTTCCTTGATGAGACGCTTCCCAAACTTCTTGAGCTTCTTCGTCGGGTCCTTTTTCTTCGCGGAAAATACAACGGTCGGTCGGTGGTGGGAAAGGGTAATCGTCATCATGATGTTTGTTCTTACTCTTCAGTTAGACAATAATCTTTAATCACATGTAATATACATGAGGTGTACCAATTGTCAGAAGAGATGTCCGATCGTCGACGCGTTCGAATGTAAACTGTGTCAAGAAGAATACTGTTCCCTGTGTCGACTTCCGGAGACGCACGAGTGCACCGGGTTGGAAGAGAAGATCCAAAAAGATCGCGAGGCGCTGTCGGAATCGCTCCCCAAGTGTGTGCCGTCGAAGATCTGACTCACGACGCACCCATGTCGGACTTGAGTTCGTCGATAGATTTGTAATACCTGCGAAGATCCTTCATGAAACGTTTGTTATTCTCCAAACACTCACACTCGGGTGCGTTCTTAAGAATGTACGCCAGGTTGCTCTTCGAGTACTTCGTCTCTCTCTGCTGTTCCGTGGGTTTGCGCGCGACGACCTGCTTTGTCTTCGCCTTCGTGACCGGAAGCGGTGCGACGCGCTTCGTGAAACTCAGTGCCTGTAACACTGTATCAGCCATGTCGTCCTTCTTCTTCGTCTTGTCGAACACGGACAACCACCGTCCGTTCTGCTCGTCCGTGTCCACGATGAATTGACGACATCGCTCGACTGCGGTCTTTTTTCGCTTCACGTATTGCGCGCGACCGGTGCCGACGACGTCGGGTACCTTGTGTTTGGCGTCGTATATGATGGTCTCACTGCGAGGGGAACGAATCACAAAGTAGGAGTGAAGGAAATGCATCACCATCACCATGCGTTTGTTGCGCGGAGGCTGCTTTTCGATCAGTATGGTGTCCGCGTCGAGCACCCACGGGCGCGCGTCCAGGTGGTCTCTGAGACATGGAAAAATCCCATCCTTGTGTTCTGGCGGAATGCCGTCGACGTCCCATTCGATCACGGTGTTCGTCGAGTCGTCCAGAAGACACAGGGCGAGGTTGCGTATACCGACATCAATCGATAAAACAGTCATTACTTAAGATTACATGAACTTCTTTAACCGTCGGCGTTACCGCACATATTTAGAGAGTGAACGACCACTCGGATAGTCCGTGACCATTTCGAAACCGAACTCGGCGAAAACACCCGAGAAGAACTCCAACTCCTCGCGCGTCCACAGACTCGAACCGTCTTTGGCGCGTAAGAACGTCGAGATCAGCGTACCCTCCGGCACTATGCTCGCGTTGTTCTTCCAGTCCAAGGGGTGTTCGCTCCAACATCGCATGTACTTGCGCACTTCTTCTAAGAAGTCGAACGTAAACTCGCGTTTGTAAGGTTGCTCGTCTAACACGATCGGCGTGCCCAACCGAGCGCTCAACACACTCGCGATTTCGCGCATCTCGCCGATGTAAACATCTCGCGTGGCCTCAATTTCAAATCCGTCGGTGTGTGTACGCAACATGTTCGTTCGTAATAAATGTAGTCATTGAACCTTTAAATCTTCTTCGCCGCAGCCTTCGACATGTTCTGAGTCGCCTGTTGACCCGCCGGTGACATCATGAAAACGACCAAACCGATGCACACGACACACAACAGCGCCACACACGCGAACACGATGTTCCCGTACGCGCCGACGATTCCTGTAATGCCTCCTAAAATGGAGTCAAAGATCGACGCGAACCCGGTGTTCTCTTGTTTCACGTCGGCTTCAGCCTTCGTCGCCAAATCGTTGATGACCTTGTTTTCGAGCAGTTTCTCGGTGATCACGCTGCTGACGACTTCCGCGGAGAGTTGGGCGGTGATATCTTGGCTCAAATCCAGACCACCCTTGCCTTCCGGACAGATGATGTTACCCCCGAAAATCAATCGCTGTTGGTTGATGTTGATCTGTTCATTCATGACTTGGGTCAGGTTTTCAGTGGTGATGTTTTGTGTCACCACCGTACGAACAGCAGTCTTGATGGTTTGTTCGATGTTTTGATCCGACTTCCCGATGACATCAGAGAGTGAACCCAACTCCGTGAGCATGCCCATGTTCGAAGACGCGCTTTGTTCGAGCATGTTTTGAATGTCGTTTGCCATGCTGACGATTTCAGACGTCGCCGCCTGTACTGTAGACGTCATCTTTGCGTCTATTGTCTGCGACGTCTTAATGTCACATCCGATCACGTTCCCCTTGATGATGAGCTCTAACTTGTTAATCGATGTCTGTTCGTTCCCAACCTTGACGGCATTCTTCGTAATCTGGTTGGTCATCATCTCGGTGACCGCGTCCATCTGGAAGAATTGCTTGACGGTTTGAGTCTTCTTCCCTCCCATGACGACTAGTAGTTATGATCAGTACAGAAAAAAAAATATGAGGACATGACAGAATGAGTTGCGAGAAGCGTCCGACCACCCAAGAGGAGGTCGACGCGTGCGACTCCATGGACATCGAACAAGTCGGTGTGCCCGGTCTGCGAATGGCGAACGGATGGATCGCACTCGCACGCGATCAAACACCCTCTCTCGTTGGAAGTGTATCAGCCCTCTACCAGAAAAAGGCGACGGAGTGGTGTACGAAAGAAGGCAAGAAGACCGAACGACTCAACGATAAGATCGAAGCCACTGGAGACAACACGTGTGCGATCTTCGACATGGACAAGTCCACCCTTCGAGCGTACTGTCTCGAAAATGATCGACTGAATCCGGCGAAATCGGTGACGCCGCAATGTTCGAAAGGGGCTTTGGGTGATGATATGTACAACGAAGTGAACGTGCAGTATTGCAACGAGAACCCGAAAGAACAGTGGTGTCTGTGTCACAACATCGTCAACGATCGGTGTGGTGACAGCCCGGACGGTGCCGGATGTCGAAATGCCAAACTCGACCCTAAACTCGCCGACGACGCCGTGCTCGGTCAAAGCTCGTACGATAAATTGAATTCACTCAACCACTGTCGACGACGCGTATGTACCACGGACCAGTTCGTGCCGAGAAATCGAGGGACATGTCCTGAAAAATTTGAAGCGTGTGGGGCGACGTTCGAACTGCGGTACATGAAGAACTCGGACATCGTAAGGCAGTGTGTTTTGGGACAGGGCGGGACGGAAGAAGATTTGGAAATGCTCGGCGAAGTTCCAGACTTAGAAGACGCTCTCAAACTTCAACAGATTCTGACCGCCACGGACGAAAGTGCGCTGAAGCGTAAACAAGTGCGTTCGAAGGATGATAAATACGTCATCATATCCGTTGTCATGAGTTGCTTTTGCTTGATGGCTATGATCGCGGCAATGTCCGCTCGAAAATAAATTTACCCGTCATTTAGTATGGACGACACCCAACTTGCGTCGACGATCAAAAACTTGCGTCGCAAGCGTGGTTCGATATATGCACCTCTCAAATACTTTCGTGGGTTGAAGACACCGTCGGGTGTCGAGCGAAGATATTTGAAGATGTTGCGAAGTGATTACAAACCCTTCCCCACGGACAAGGGTGTTCGAACGCGTCGATCAAAATACACGACCGCCTTCGAGAAAAAGTACGGCGACAAGATCAAGACCCTACCCCAAATCGCCCGCGCCACGGGCGTGCCGCTGTGGACCTTGCGAACGGTGTACAACCGAGGTCTCGCCGCGTGGCGAACCGGACACCGTCCGGGTGCGTCCCAACACGCGTGGGCACAAGCTAGGGTGTACTCGTTCGTGTTGGGCGGGAAGACCGCGCGAACCGCGGATAGTGACCTAGCTCTATTTCTCCACCATTACAATAACAAGCAATAAGCACATACACATAGACATAGAGAGAGAACCAGTCACTCCAATACCTATCTTAGCGGTCTTTTTATCAATACCCATCAAAGTATCCCGTGTGGTATCCTTTTGCGGCTCTCCACCACCATCGTCCTCTTCCCCTTCCACCGGAGCATCACCACCACCGGTCTTTTGTTCGTTATTGCAAGTAATAGTGATACCCGAGTCGACCATGTGCCCTGCGACCTTGACGTCCTGAATGCACAGCTGCAAATTCATGGAACACTCGTCGCTTCCGTCGGGTTTGAAAGCGTCCGTTGTTTTGCAGATGTTTGCTCGACAGTGCATGCGTTCTTCGAATTGTTGGCGTACCGTCCCTGTCACTTGGTCGTCTGGGATGTCCGCCAAGAGTGAATCGTGTGCCGATTTCACCGTGTTACACCCCGCATAATCACCCGGGTTCGTCAAACACTTTCCCTTGAACGCGTTGTAACAACTACACCATTCATCGTTCTTTCCTTCGCCTTCGCAGTAGACACCCGCGAGTCGACTGTGTTCGTCTTTACCGATGTTTTCCTGCATACACAATTCGGTCTTGATGGCACTCGGAGTGCTCTTGCAATAATCCGCCGCCTTGAGCTTCGCAGTCGCTTCGTTGACTTTCGTCGAGAGGTATCTGTAGCACGTCGTTCCATCGTCCGCGACCTCAGTGTTCAGGTTCTTAGCATCTTCACAGAACCCCTTTCCGACGGATGATATGTTCAACGCGTTTGGTTTCTGATGTCCAACGAGAAGCTGATGGTAAACTGATTTTTCATCGGTTCCTGCGGTTGTCGCGATCGTATTCTTGCTCATGTCCTTGATGAAATCTGACGTGATACTGGGTTTAGGATACAAGCACGTGAAGCCGGTCTGTCCACCCGTATCTTTCGCGTGTATCTGCACCGGTGCGTTCGGACATGGATTACCTCTCACCGTGGGTTTGTATTCAAGCGTGCTACCACACGCTTCTGCTGTGTAAATGCGCGTGCGGTGTCTTCGTCTCGGCTTGTGTCTACCCAGTTCTATGTTGGCGCCACAGTGCTTCGCTTCGTTATACTCTAAAGCATGACTTTTAGTTTCAATAGATGCACCCGCGTACCACCCTGCGGCGAATGTGGCATAGTCTTCCGCCATCTATCCTATACATAACTCTTGCAAAAAAAATTTCCGGCAATCGTGATCCTTTCACCACTCCCCTGTGTCGATACTCGATGGAGCATAAAGGATGGAAAAAACATGAGCGTCCCCTCTTTCACATCTAGGATGGTCTCGCGTTGGAACGCCGGGCATTTGTCGAACCCGGGTACGGGGATATTCGGCGCCGGGTTGACATATATGAACTTAGCATCCTTTTCCGGGTCGTATTTCAAGAAATATACGAAACCGAACACACACTCCGCCACATCCTTACCGTCCCCTTCCCCGTGATGCCAATGCATCTCTTGATTATGCCCCTCGCGGTACACGTTCACCCAACAGTCCCTTTCACACCCTGTGCAGTCTACGTTTCCGCACCTGAACATCACCGGTTGTTGTATAGAATCTTTCAATCCAAGTTTACAGAGATATTCGGTTAAAGTGTCTTGAATTGTTTGAATGATGACGCTGTCATTTTTAATAAACGGGTGCCGGTTTTTGTGCTCGAAACCATGTCCGTCGGGTGAACTCGTCAAACAATTCGCATTCCAGTCTGTCGACTTGAGAACGCTCTGTCCGACCTCTTGTTGCAAATACTCGCCCATTTCATTTCGAATTTTCGAGACCTCTTCTGGTGTGAAAGGTTCGAAGATTCCAACTGGATATCCGAACACGTTTGTGATCATGACTACATTTACCGAATGAATTTTAAAACGGCATCCAACTCCGCCTGTGACATCGCCTTCTCCTTTGCAACATCCTTCACTTCTTCTTTCTTTTCATTCTCATACCTTTCTCTTCCATACCACAGGTACAAGGCGACGATGACTCCAATGGCAATGACAACCTGTGTTCGATTCTTCATGTACTATTAAAGAACATTTTTGTGTGTTATAGAAGAATGTACTGCTGGTGGTGCTGTCATGATTTCGAGACACATCGTTTGGAGATGCCTTACGCGTACGATGCTGGGAAGAAGACGTTTCAGACCACTGGAAATTTCTGTTCCTGGTCGTGCATGAAAAGTTTCGCCCTGGAAAAGTACGGCGTGCACAAGGGTGGTGCAATCTGTTCCAACATCCTCTTGATGCGCAAGCGCATGTACGACGAGTTTTCACCGATAGAGAGGGCGCCGAGTCGTTACCTATTGAACGTGTTTGGCGGTGACATGACGATAGAAGAGTTTCGACGTGGACTGATGTGCGACGCGTCGAAGGGTCTCGCGAAAGACGTACCTACCGAAGACATCGTCGATAAAGGGGTCAAGACTGTACCCGTGTCATCTATTGCCACCAATGATAAAAAATTGGAGGAAATAAAGGAGACAAATGTTCAGAACGAATCGTTGACGCCTAAATTGAAGTTGAAGCGGTCGAAGCCGCTGCCGAGGTCTCACACCGATCTGGGATCGGCGTTGGGTCTGATCATAAACCCCGCGTGACAATTGTTACACGACACGCCCTCGTAGACGAACGCACACGCAGTGCATTCACTGAGTGGACGAACCTTTCGCGGTCGTAACTCGCCGTTAGAGAATCTGATCAGTTGTGCGATTGTAAAAACACCATAGTCGACCATCGTTTGCAAATTAGGAAACATCGCTTACTTACCAAAGCATGAACACACGTTTTTAACCTTGAGCAACATCGCCATACCATCGATCATTGGACCCACCATGTTCTTCAACACGATCTCGCGCTCGCTGTCTTCGTCGCCGGAGTCGATTTCCTCGATGAGGAAGAACAACAGTTGCGTCACCAACTTCTTCTTCTGCGGACCGTCCAACCCCGCGGCACCCTTCTTCAACGACGACGACAGGCGCATGAGTTCGGCGAGAATGCCCGGAACGTCTTCCTTCGTGAGACCATCCGCCATGTACACTTTGCGAATCCGGTCGACGGTGTCCGTGATCTTCTTCGCCTCCGCGCCAGTCTGTGAAAATCGTTCGAGGATTTCTTCGAGCTTCATTTATATTCTCACCAGATATTATAATTGCGCAGATGGATCGCACCCTCGTCGTCGGTGCGGTGGGCATAGGCGTGTACCAGATGTTCGACAGTCTGAGAAAAGAACACACGCCCGCGGATTTACCCGATTTGTACTTGGGGGTGCTCGCGTCCCTCATGTGGTTGGTGTATCAGGCGCGGAAAGGCGCAAACGCGTCTGCCCTGTATTCAGGAGCCGCGCTTGTTCTTCAGTTATACCTGATAACCGCGGTCTACCATCGCGATCGAGAACGACGCCAGTATGAGGATTCGTGGCTAGATGGCAGATGACCTGAAGAATTTTGATTTTCTCTTCAACGCTCATCCGCCCCGTGCGTTTGAGGGCGTGCGCGAACATGCAACACAGCACGTATGTGGATTCCACTATCGTCATCCCCTTACTTGGTGTGTGAGAAATTAGAAAGTGGTCATCGCCGGCGCCGCCGCCACGGGCGGCACAACCTTCGGCTTCTTGGTCACCATGAAGCCGCCGATGAGCAAACTCAAAATGAACATGGGGAGGGCGAAGTAGGAGAATTGTCTGTTGGACTTTTTAGAGTTCTTGCACTTATTGGTCAAGGACACGACCATCGACGCACCGATGACGCCCATGAGACCGAAGAACGTCATCCAGAGACCCAAATCACTCTTGAACATGCGTCCGAGGAACAGGGTGAGCGGAATAGTAAGGGCGATCGTCAGCGTATGACTCAAAAATTTGTACAGGTTGTCGTACGTCTTTTGACCCTTGACGGTATCACATTTCAAGTACGTGTCGATGCCGATGCTGGAGATCACCATGTACGCGAACGCCAGCAAGCACACCATCCCGATCGCGCCGTAGGACATCTCCAGGGTAGCCTTACCGGACGCGATCTTCTTGGCGTTGTTGAGCGCCTTCTTCATCACGGGACTCGTTGCAAGTGCTGGTGTATATCCGGGTAGCATAGGTTTTTTAGAACCCATGATGTCGGTTCCTTCTGTGTAATATTCAAACATATTTTTTTGAACATCCATCACAGATGAAATTCGACCTACAAGCGTGTGCCAAACAAGGATTTGGAAACGTGCTCATCATGCTCGCGGATTTCAAGTATCAACACCCGAACCGAGAACTCTGCCTGCCCGAACCGATCGACTGTGTTGAGGGATTCGTGATCGACGACGACCCGAACGAGGAATCGTACACGGGTCAGATTTTCATGAACCCGTTCACCATGAAACACGTGCACACGATCATTCGAGATTTCGTACGACCGCCACCGCGCGTGAAAGAGCTCGTCGACGCGAACGTGCATGGGTGTCGGTTGGGTGTGCACATCCGGCGCGCCGCCTACGGCACTGACTCGAAACACGTGGGGAACGCCGACGACATCCATAAGAAAACCCCGATGCTCATGTGCAGCGACGATGGACTCCAAAAATTCATCGACATTATCGAACGCGCCGACGAACCCATCTTCCTCGCGAGTGACAGTCTCGAACTGAAGAAGCAACTCGCTGAAAAATACCCGAAAAAGATCCGAACCTACGACGTGCCCGAGATCGTCATCGCGTCTCACGAGTTCAAGGAGGTCAAAGACGCCACGCACGCGTACGTGGACTGGTTCCTTCTATCGCAATGCACGAGGGTGTGTGTCACCGCGGGGTCACCCAAAGACTTGGTGGGATTCTCGACATTCGGATACACGGCGGCTGTGTACGGGCATTGTGACATTCATTTTGTATGGAATTAAACCTTGTGATATCTAGTCGAATACTTTTTGCGTAAAATCGTCAACCCATTGTTCCACGGCAGCGTCGCGAATTCCCAGAATTGTGGGTTCATTTCGGCGACCGCTCGATACGGACCACCGTCCGCCCACTGCGAGCCCGCGTTCGGTGTGAGATCGCTGTGATAGAACGGCGTCGTGCCGTACATGCAATCGTGAAGCACGACGACACTCGAAGGCGACACACACTGATCTAACAGCGCCAACTCCTTCGCCACGTGCGGATAGGAATGCCAGTCGTCCACGTACACGAAATCCTGGACTATCGATTTATCCAGCTGTTCCAAATACTTCAAGGCGTCCATCTGTACGAACTCCCAGTGCGGTCGCAAATCCTCAGGACATACCTCGTCGAAGGGCGTGGGTTCGACGTCCACACTGACCACCTTTGCACCGACCGCCTTCGCCGCCATGAGAAGTGGAAGTGTCGTGCTCCCACCACGCACACCCAACTCGAGAATGCGCTTCGGGCGCTGTCCGAGAACCATCCCGAATAGGGTGGTCAGGTGGCGATCGCTATCGCCATCACCATGCAACGTTTTGTCGACGATCGTATTCATCTACCATCGCATCGACGCCTTCCTTTAACGTGATTCGTGGTTTCCAATATCGCAGCATGAATTCATCTGGATCGTCCCGCAACGTGTGCGTCGGGTCGTTGAAACTGGTCACCAGACTGTGTGGTGTGATCATTCGCGCCAAGTCCAGGATCTTAATCCACTCAAACGAACTCACGTCCACGTGACCGTGACTTCGCATCGCCTTGATCTCTTTGAAATTTTCCGCGAGTGCCACGAGACATCGACCGCAATCATCCGCGTGCAAGAATTGGCGAACCTCCTGCCCGTTCGTGAGGAGTTCTATCTTTCCATTTCTCTTGAATTTGTCGATGAAATCGGCGATCACGTGCGATTTCTCCGAGACTTCCTCGTACCCGTACACGTTCCACAGGCGCACGGACACACCGGAGAGCAGTCGGGTGTAGTGTTCACCCAAGTGCTTCAGCGTCCCGTATGGATGATCCATGTTCCACATCTGCGTCGAGGCGAAGGCGAACGGTGCGCCCTCCAACGCTCGGAACGCGTGCGTCATGATCCGCACGTTGTTGTCCAGGAAATTCGTCGACGGTTTCGTCAGATATTTCGCCCCACCCACGTCGTACGCCAAGAAGAACGTGAAATCGCACGCCTGGACGATCGTCCGAAGGTGAGACACGCACGCCTCGCGACGAAGGTCGTGTGCGTCATCGATCTTGATGTCCCATTCCTCCACCTCGTGTCCCGCCGCGTCCAGTGCGTGCACCAACCCCTTCCCCACAATACCTCTCGAACCCAAAACGAGGACCTTCATTCCTCAATACTCGCTCCAAATCTTTAACACGTCTGGGATTTTTTCGATGACGCTCTCGGGCGTGGGCTGATGATGGAATCGTCCATCGGTCGAGCGTCCATTTTCGTAGTGATCGGCGAATTGTTCCTTCGTCACGGGCGCCACGCTCTCGTCGTGGCAGTGACTGAAATTGTTGATTTTGTTGAACACGTGCTCGGTCGATCCGAAACTCGAGAAATGCCACCCCGCGTTTTGTGCGTAAGGAAACTTCCAGCGATTGTCTCGGAAAAACTGCGGCACCACGCGCTCGTCTTCGGTGAACAATTTGTACCGTGCCATGACCGTACCGAACCATGGTTCGACCACTTGCATCCATTTCAAACTGTACTCGAACGCCCACATGTGCGCGGTGACGACGACCGCACCCTCGGGCATCACACCCACCCAATCGATGTTTGGAATTTCGTCGACGTCGCCGATCATGACGAAATCTTCCGGTTCCAGATCGAGTCCATCCAAGCCTCGCGTGATGCAATTGCGCTGATGCCTCTCACGCGCCCACGGGTCGTCGCCCTCCGGATTGTCGTCGACGACGACGTTGATGATCTTGTCCTTCCACTCCGCAAAGTCCTCCCTGTGACGCAAGTTTTCAAAGTAGACCAAGGGTTTGTCGTTCCCGCGAAACGTCTTCGTCGATTCCACGAGCACGAACTTGTCCACCTTCGGTGAGAGATATTCCAATCTCTTTCGAAGGAGTTCGGTTTCGTTGTAGAATGTGAAACAATCGACGACTGTCATGATGTAAGTTAAAAGGTATCGAGTTGTTTAAGTCAGTCATGATACCCAAGGTCATCCACAAGGTGTGTATCGTTGATGGGGGTAAGATGCCAAAATTCCCGGACGGACTGAAACACGCCCTCGAGACGTGGTATCGCAAAAACCCGGGATTCAAAATCAAATTGTACTCGGGTGACGATTGTGTGCAGTACATCAAAGACAACTACGACGATCGCGTGCTCGAGGCGTACAATCGCTTGAAACCCTATTCTTACAAATGTGACCTCATGCGCCATCTCATCATGCACGCCGAGGGTGGGTGGTACAGCGATCTTCGTCAGGTGTGTTTGGAATCCCTCGATGTTTTTTACAACAACGGGATCAAAGAATACTACACGAGCACCGATTGTCCACCGAATCAGATGTGTTTGTACACCGCATTCATAGGGTCAGTGCCAGCGCATGCTATTTCAAAAAAAATGATCGATCTCATATTGTGGAACGTCGACCGCGATCATTATGGACTCGACTGTCTCTATCCCACGGGACCGGGGGCGTACATGAACGCCGCGGTGGACTATCTCCGAGCTCACCCGACACGCGTGATGGTCGGCTTGCACGGCAGCGACGAACACGTCCACTTTGGAGGTGTCGCGTTCGTCAAGTGTAAGTACAACGACGCCAAGGGTGCGGATAACGGTGACATGCCAGGGACGAATGACTATGGGGTCATGTGGCGGCGGCGCGACGTGTACGAAGCTCGTAATTAAGCTTCGACGAACCCTTATCCAGATGAGCATAGTACAAATAATTCATACACTTTGGCGCATGGAAGGCTTCGAACATAAGTTCGAAGGGTCTCAACTTACATGCGGCAACGTGAATTCCTAGACACGCTGGGTGATCCAAACACAGCGCGTCCTTGTAATCGAGGCAGCGACCACACGCGGGGACGCTGATCAGCATGAGAGCGTTAACGACTTCAAGTGACCCACCCTGGTGTCGGTGTCGACGAAAATACCGAAGCCGGCGTCGGATAGATTTAAGCAAAACGCGACGTCCTCGGATGTCATATCTTGACATCGAATACCACTATCTGATTCGAACTCGATCAACGGTCGGTGAAAATAGGGATACGTCAATTTAGGGCTATGGAAAACCTCGCGACGCACGGCGAAAAACCCCATCCCCGCGTACGCGACCTTGATGAAACGATCACTCGACGTTCGCAAATCGTCCTTTGTCATGAAATCGAACGAACCCTTCTGCCCCATCGTTTGAATGTCCCACGCCTTGACGACCGCCAAATTTTTGTTGTCTTGCATGACGTAAGGTGCACACACGACGGGATATTTCTTCGTATTCTCGAGCATGGTTTCCACCTGTTGCGGGGTGAACATGATGTCTGAGTCGATCGTCATCCACACGTCGAATTCTTTGCCATTGAATGGGAGCTGGTCGCGCCCTCGGAGGACGTCCAACCCTAACGTCTTCATTCGACAAAACGGGACAAAAGAACTCTGGGCGTTGATCATCGAGATCTGGTAGCCACGCGACGTGAGGTACACGATCGCGTCGGACCAATTCTTCAGAAAATCCCCCGAAAACGTGCTTCCTGGAAACGCGAAGATGACCTTCATTGTTGTTCCTCGAGCATGTGTTTGTTTTTCTAAGTGCAACGCCTCGAAGATCCGAGAATGAATTAATACCGCAGATTCATCGAGGTGGGCATGGAGTACGTTTCGTATCGAGGCATTCTGTAGCTTTCACTGGGAACAAATTTGCTGTCCGCCTGGGCAGTATCTGCATTGTCTTTCCCATACTTGTTGCGCAGCCTTTCATTCGCTTCGTCTACCAGTTTTCGAAGACTCCCCGGTCTGGCACCCTTCTTTTCGGTCAACCACTCAAAGTAAAAAGAGATGTACGCCATAAACTCCGCGAGGATTACTAAGTCTTGTTCACTGAATGATACATTGTCCTTTTGAAGTTGTTGATCAATTCCTGATATGATATTGTTCAGGGTCGCATCCGAGATGTTCTTGGGTTTCGGTTTCTTTTCCGCAGTCTCCGATTGCACCGCCGGCGCCGGCTCTTTCGTTTCCTTTTCGAGTGCAACACTGGATTGCTGAGCTCCCATCTTTTATATAATTCCCCTGGGAAATAAATCGTCATCGTCTACCATGCATGAATCTGAACCGATCGAAGATATGCACATTGTGTCTGAAGTTGTAATACACAACCATGCAGACGGCGTCCGCGATGTCGTGTTTGCGTTCCCACGGGCACTCGAGATGTTGGATGTAACGTGACGCGATTTTCTCAACTCGAACCTTACGTTCGTCATAGTTCAGGTGTGCCATCCCAAAATGGACGTGGAGAGAATTCGGTGACACAAGCACGACCTTGTCCCTGAACATGTAATGCATCAACACCTCGATCGCTTTTAACCCCTGCGGTGGTTGACGTTCGATGAGCACGACGTCCGCGGCGTCGAACAGGGTTTCATGCGCTTCACAGAACGCCGGGACGAGGTCGACGAGCTCGTTCGAGTCCGTCGAAAACTTAAAATCCTCCAAGGATACTTTTTTGATAATTTCAACTCTGACGACATTGGAACTAGAACAAACGGCGAAGCAAACGCCGATGTTGTGATACCCGACATCAATAGCTAATATCTTCATCTACAGTAAATCACATGTTTCTTTTGCTCTGCAAACCCGCGATGATTCCGAGAGCGCAGGGTAAAAAAATACATTCTTCAAAGATTCTTTTTACAATCCACATCGGATGCGAATTGTAAAAGGTATGGTGAAAATCAGAATTAATTAGTGGTTCTACGTCGTTTGATCGCCGCAGCGAGCATTTTACTCTTCGGTCGTGAACGGAACGCCTGTTGGATTTTTCGCGCCGCGGCGTTCTTTGTTCGCAAAACGACGAATTTGACGTTTGAGCGTTTCATGTTTTGTCGCGTGAACGGATTCTTAAAGAGCACCGCATTTCCATTGCGATTATAGGCTTGAATCATAGACGTTCGCGCGAGTGCTCGAAACGTCGCCGGGCTCACGTATCTATTAAAGCCTATGTTGACAACCTTGGAACCGTTTTTGAAATTTTGAAGCGACACGGCGTCTCGCGGGGGTGTGTTAACGACCTTTGTTTCCCAAGTGATGTTTCGATTTACGGCATTACGGATGGCGTTCCGACGAACACGATTGACATTGGCGACATAATTGGCAGCACTGTTGCTGTTGCTGCGAACGCTGCGAACGTCGCTGTTGTTGTTCATGTTATTTTGATTGTTCTGCCCGTACACATGTCTCGCCGCATTTCTGATTGCTCGAATTTCCATGTCCTGTCCTGTCAAATTATTCACGAATGATATGTCTCCAAACTCGGGATTCAAGCGTGGCGTGCGTCGGAGAATCGTTTTCAGAGTTCCCAAATCTAACGGGGTGTCTCTTTTAATTTTTGTGAAAAAAGCATTTTTGAAACGCGTTAACTCCGCTTTCGATGTGTCGCGTCCAAACTTTTTTGCCAAACGTCCAACGACGTCGTTCTTATCGACATTCTTGAAACCAAAATGCCTTCCTTCGTTATTCTCGAAAATGTTGGCATTGGCAATGTAGTTACGCTCAACGCCGTTCCATTTTGACGTGAAAATGGCGTCAACATCTCTATTGTTTGCTCTTCGACCGAGTGCTTGCTTCAAATCACGTTTGATTCGAGAAGCAAGTGCGTTTGAGATTTCCGAATTGAACCGCCACTTTTGTGCATTTTCATCGGAAATTGAACGCATGACTTGACGTACTTTCTGCATTTTCTTATTGTTTTCAAACGTATACGGGAGCTTGAGTATGCGCATCAGTGCGCGGTCATTACGAGCAGTCGCATTTTTATAGTCATTCTGGGATTCATTGTAATTAAAGTTTACATTCATAGTGGCTTAGTTTACATTACACATATATAAAAACTTATTGAGATGTAAAGTACCGCTCGAGCCCTTTCCAATACGTGTCCCGCATTTGACCACTTCGTTGCATGCGCCAAAGATTTACGCGGACGCTTCGGGCAAAGACTCGGTCACGAGCTCTGGATTCTTCAACACAATCGCGTCGTCATCTGGCGGTAGGGTGTCCGGCAAGTCGACCTCCTTCAAGCCCTTCGATTGAAACTCCTTGAAGACCCGAAGGGATCCCTCGAGGCGGTAAATCTCCGCCGTCATACCATTGATCGCTTCGATAATCTTCTTGATGTTCTCGTCGACGTTTAAGATGGGCATGGTTCTTGTGAGTAAGATACGAAGATATTCTTTAATTAAAAACATGAAAAATTTCAACGTCGTTGGAAGTCGTCGTCATCTTGATCGTCGTCCGAGGAGGAAGATTCGGACCCGTCATCTTCTTCGTCAATATCTGACTCGTCGATGACTTGATTCTCCTTTTTTGACGGACGAGGGTTTTTCGCCGGTGGTGGCGGTGCGATGCGTTTCTTCTTAGGAGGTGCCTTCGGAGTCACGGGTTCCTCCTCTTCGTGGGCGACGGTCCTCTTCTTCGATGATGGGCGCGTCGGCGACGTCACAGGCGTCGCAGTTGGACTCTCTTCGTCGTCGGTCGGCGTTTTCGCACGTCGAGCGGTGTACTTTCTCTTCTTGGGTGAAGAGGGTTTTTTGGACTCCTCGATATCTTCATGCTGATAGTCGGTGCCATGCACGATGGATAAGACCTGTTCGCGGGTGAGACCGCCGCGCTCGAGCTTGTCGAGCCATTGGAATAGAAACGTCGACGTCCCCTGCTTCTTCAGGAAATAGTAGCGGAGAAACGGGATGTCGTCCGCGACGTACTTCTCCGCGGCGTTGACAGCCTGACAGAAGACGCGGCTGGTGGCAAAGCGATCGGCGATGGTCGACATGGTGTTCAGTTTTCGAGAGCGTCGGATTTTGAGGAGGCGGGCTTGGGTTGGTGCGCTTATATTTGGGTAATCTTGAAATTTCAATTTTTTAACCATCCAGAGATGGCATAAAAGAATGAAAATATCTTCTGATATGGTTCGAACGATCGTGACGGCGAGTGGGTGCATTGTGTACGAAGGTCCTATCGTAGAAATTAAAAAAGAGCTTACAGTACGTCCGATCACAGACAACCAGGATTATGGAGGCTTTCCAGCACCACCTTTCAAAGTTTTTCGCTTGGCAAAAAAAACAGGTGGTATATGCGTCCCCAAGTTTTACGCCCAAAGTAAATTTGGACCCCCGAATGAAGACAAAAGAATCCCTCCGATTCGATGTCCGATCAAATTCACGGGAGTCCTCCGAGACGCAACCCACCAAAACGTCGCGGTCGATGCAGCTATTAAAGCTTCTTCTGGGCTCCTCAGCTTACCGTGTGGGTATGGTAAGACGACGTGCGCGCTGGCTATAGCCGCACGACTCGGGTATCGCACGATGATCGTCGTACACAAGAGCTTCCTCGCCGATCAGTGGCGCGAACGCATCGCACAATTCTGCCCCGGCGCGACGATCGGGGTCGTCCAAGGTCCAAAACTCGACGTCGAGGCAGATTTCGTCATCGCCATGTTACAGAGTCTCAGTCAAAAAGAGTATTCGACGGAAGACTTTTCCTCGATTGGCACGTGTATCGTGGATGAGTGCCATCACATTTGCGCTCGATCGTTCAGTCGAGCTCTGTTCAAAATGAACCCACGACACTTATTCGGGTTGTCAGCCACACCCGACAGAAAAGACGGACTTCGCAAAGTCATGGAATTTTTCATGGGACCGTGTTTCTTCCAAGTCGAACGTAAAAATCAAGACAACGTCGAGGTGTTCACGCTCCCGTTCACGCACGAGATCTACAAAGACGGACCGCCATTGACTCGACAGGGGAAGATTTGTCTCGCGAACATGATCACCATGCTCGTGGAACTGAAGGATCGAAACGCGTTCCTCGTCAAGTGGATCAAGGAGGCGTCCAAGGGCAACCGCCGTTTGCTCGTGCTCACGGACAGGCGCTGGCACTGCGAATACCTGCATCAGGCGTTTCCGAAAACATCGGGTCTGTACATGGGGGGGATGAAACAGCGCGACCTCGAGGCGTCGAGTGAACAGAAAATCATCTTCGCGACGTTCGCCCAAGCGCACGAAGGGTTGGACATTCCCGCGCTCGACACCGTGCTTCTCGCGTCCCCGAAGTCTGACATCACGCAATCCATAGGTCGCATCATGCGAGAGACCAAGGGTAAGCAAAATCCACCGTTCATCTACGACGTGCGAGATGATTGGAGCATGTTGGTGTCGATGTTTTACAAACGCATGAAGGTGTATCGCGCGGGTGGGTTCAAAATCCACGGCGCGAAGGAGAAGAAACAGGAACAGTCACAGCCCGACGTGCCGCAAGGATTTGCATTTAATTTCTAGTTTTGTAGTAGAAGAGATGTCGATCATCAGTCTCGCCAGTAAGGGCATTCAAGATACCTACTTACTGACCGACGATTTGACACACAGTCCGTTTCGATCGAAATTTTCGAGACACACAAACTTCGCGCAGACCCCAAAGTATGTCAAAGATATCACGCAACACGACACGAGCATCAAGATTCCGATCGTCGGCGATCTGATCAACGCGGTGTGGTTCGAGGGCACGGACATCGCGACTAAACTGTTCAAAGGATCGACCATTGATTTGTACATCGGTGGGGTCAAGGTCGACAGTCACGCGTACGAATACATGACGGACATCTGGCAAATTTACCTGTCCCCGACGTGGACGCAAGCGCAAGAGATGAACAACCCGGTGTCGTCGACCACGAAAGGTTTCGTTCCCCTGCATTTCTTCTTTTGCGGTGGCATGCACGGTGGATTTTTGCCCCTCGTGGCGATGCAATTCCATGAGGTCGAAATCAGGGTGAACCTCGACGACGCGTACGTGTCGACCCTTGCCGCGAACGAGCGCAAGGCAAGATGCTACTGCAACGCCATCTTCTTGGACACAGAAGAGCGACAACATCTCGTGTCGCGGCAGCTGGATTTGATCATCACCCAAGTGCAGTCCCTGTCCTCGGACGTGTTGTCCACCGTCACCAACAACGTGCTCGATATCGGTGGCAACAACACGATCGATTTGTCGTTCCTGAACCACCCGGTCAAGAGCTTGTTCTTCGGGTACAAGACTTTATCGAACGACGAAGAGAACGACCGCTTCACGTTCTTGAACGCGGACATCGTCATCAACGGCGAACCGCTGGTGGAGCAGATGAGTCCCATGTATTTTCACACCGTTCAGACGTATTACAACTGCCCTTATGGGATCATTCAGTTCGACGAAGACAACGACGTGCCGTTTTACACGCGGTATTTCAGTTACCACTTCGCACTGAATCCAGAACAGTACAAGAGCAGCGGTTCGCTGAATTTCAGCAGACTCGATGCCGCCAAGCTCGTACTCCGCGGCGTCGAGAAGGGGGTGAACCGCCCGTCAAACCAGGCGCTCACCGTCATGGCGGTGTCGTGGAATGTCCTCACCATCAAAGATGGAGTGTGTGGGTTACGATTTTCTTCGTAGGTACTAGTAGTGACACATGCCGTTCGTCGGTTCGGTCGGTAAGTTTTCACAGGTGTTCGTGTCCCGGCTCGACCCTCAGAACGTCGAGGCTGGACAAAATGTGGACAACATCATCTGTGGTGACTTGGAGGCGTCGAATGTCCTTTCAGCCAACATCGGTCTCGCAGGTGTGCTCGATCCAGTGCACACCTTCGAGATGGGTACGCCAACGCCGAGCCTTTACATGGACGACGGTCAAGACGTGGTTTTAACCGTGCCAACCAAGGCGGCGTATTTCAACAGAGCGTTCGTCGGGTCGCAGTTGGGTGTGGAGACGACGAATCCAACACACACCTTTGACGTCGGGGCGAACAACGAATTTTTCATCGACACGGTGCCGGGCGCAACGAACCTTTTAGTCGCCAACGGGAACGTGACCGCACAGAACATCACCTCGAATCATCGATTGGTCGTCGGCACTGATTCTTCCGCGAGTAAGATCACGTTCGACGCCGACGGTTTGACAGCACTTGACGTTCAGGGGAACGTGATTGTGCAAAAAATTACCGCCACGGACGGTCTGTCGTTCGGTTCGAACATTCAGTTGAACGACACGGGGAATCCAGTCATGCAACTGTACGGGAACGTCCAGACCGTGTCCAACGAGTTCACAATCACGGGGAATTTGGTCGTGAACGGCAACGTCATCATCACGGATCTGTCGTCCTACACGTCGTCGGTCAATCTCGCCGTGACGGATGCGGTGATTTCCATGGGCGTGAACGGGGGGTCCGGTCTGGACACGGCGCTGATTTACGACCAAGCAAACGAGAGTAATGTTTTCGTCGGGTATTTGCACGACACCTCGGACCCTTCGAGATTGGTCCTCGGTCGAACAAACCGCGGTCCCGCGGACGTGCAGATCGTCCCCACGAGCGAAGAGATTAACGTGTACGTGATCGGTCGAATGTACACGTCGAACGTTTTAGCCGCGGCAAACACCGCACCCAATCACAACTTCGCCGTCGGAAGCAACATCTGGGCGCACGACACCGCGAATGAAAAATTACACGTCCAAGGGAACGCGTTCGTGACGAATCTCGTCGTCGAACATTCCTTAGAAGTCGGATCGAACATCGTGTTCGACGACGTCGCGGACAACGTCGTGACAATCACGGGCACCACGGTGACTGATATTCTTTTGGCCGGTACGAGAGTTGGTATTGCGAACACGAATCCCCAGCACACCCTGTGTGTCGGGAGTAATTTACACGTGAACGAGCTCGGTGCGAACGTCGTCGAATGTCACGGGAACACAGTGTCGACTCGACTCTCGGTGACGAGTAATCTCGCGGTGGGACGTTACACGAGCGATGAAAAGGCACACATCGAAGGCAACATTCGTCTCGGTGGAACCAAGGGTGTGGACGCCAACTCGAACTCGTCCATCCTGTCCACCGGACAAATCATCATTCACGCGAACGATTTCGGGACGGACGCGTCCTTCACAGATCTCATCATGAAATCTGGTCCGACGACCTCCAACGTGTCTTCGATCGAGGTCAAGGGAAGCAACACCGACAGCGCGACGCAAAAGATTGTCTTCAAGACGAAAAATGTGGAACGCGCCGTCATCGCATCGAGTGGGAACATAGGTCTCGCCAACACCGCGCCCGTGGAAAAAGTCACCATCGGGGGTGGAAACATGCTCATGACGGGTTCGAACGCCTTCATCGCCGGTCAACAATTCACGAGCGGGTCGGTGTCGACCCAAATGTATTCCGATTTAGCGACGAGTCGTGGTCACATTCAGAGTCGAGTCGGGAGTGGACAGAGCCTCAACTTCAGCGTGACGAGTGGGGCGACGATCGGGACGCCGAGTATGACCATCACGGATACCGGACGCGTGGGCGTGGGATCCACTTCCCCGGAGGCGTTGTTCCAAACGAACGGGTCGGCGTTCATCAATCCCCAAGTCGTGCTTCGAAATGCATTCGTACACGGCGACGCACCGCTCACGGTGACGAACCCAAGTGCGATGAGTCAAGACGACGTCATGCGATCCGCCCTGAACTTATGTCGTCAGGGTTTTGGCACGATATTCGGTGCGAAAGCTGAATTTCAGTTGGGTCGGTACGCCAACGGTGGCGTGGGGAACGACTCTCGAACGCGCATGGACATCAATCTCTCGAACGGGTCGTACGACAGTCAAAACATCATGACGCTTCGGGGTGATAACAAGGTCGGGTTCGGTACGCACACACCCCTGTCGAAGGTGGACATTCGTACATACGGGAACCGAAATCACGTGGGGAACGGGTTGTTAGTGTTCAATCCGATCGATCAAGACGTGAATCAAGACGCCATTGTCACGGTACAAGTTCGCGAAGATTCCGGCGACGCGTTCACGAGCTACAGCATATGGAACGGTGCGAGCGCGTACGGTGGATGGTCGATCGGTGCGGAGAACACGTCGAACGTGTTGCAACGACACAAGAACTTCAGAATTACGAACAATGTCTACTCGGTAAGTAATGTAGAATCTACCGCGTTTTTCATAGATGGGATCACGAGTAACATCGGCATCGGCACGGACATCACGACGAGAGATTTCACGATCGATGGTGACGTGAAATTGAAGAACGTGATCGAATTTTCCGGTGTGGGCACACCCGGGAGCGGTCTCGAGGACATAGAAAATCCATCCTATCCGTTTCCACACACGTTCGTGCAAGAGCGTCTGTACAACACGTCCGGGCGATCCGAACTTTTACTCTTCAAGGGTAACGACACGTCGGATCACATTCGACACGTCGCGGGTCGACACTTGTTTGAATGTTATCGATCGACGATCACGGACGTCACGACCTTCAACAATATCGTCGAAGACGATCCGTACGGAACGTTCACCACCATACCCATCATGACCGTGTCCGGGAGTGGTAATAACGGCGGTCGGGTGATGATCAACGTCGACGAAAACGATGAGGACGATGCCGACGATGAAACGTCCCTGTACGTGCGGGGGGAGGTTCGCGTCACGCACACGAGTGTTAGTGACGGGAGATTTTCGTGTGGTGGCGACATGTACGTCCAGTCCAACGACCTCGCGTCGCTGAACCAAATCGTCAACAATAACGATTTCGATTTCATGCTCGTCGCCGGGGGTGGGAACGAGGCGATGCGAGTGACCGATAAGGCGCTGGTTGGGTTCGGGACCTCCGTGCCCGTCTCGAACGTCCACGTGTACACGGGTGTCACGACGGACATCGACGCGCTTCGGATCGAATCACCGTCGGGTGTGGGACTGAAGAAGACCGGAATGCAACTCGTCACCGAAACTGGGTACGGGGCGTACCTCCGAGGATACAGAAACGTCGGCACCGACACCGGATTGGTCCTCGGGTCGATCGATGCGAGCGTCGAGAACGATGCCCTGTGGATCACGGGTGGGAAATTGGGCGTCGGCACGAACTCTCCGACGTCGAAATTCACAGTCTACAACGGCGACGCTCGAATCCAGCGAACGAGCGGAAACGCGATGATGCAGATGGTCACCACGGGCGGTCTGTCGAACATATACGCGGGTGTGGATGGGGATTTGTACATGCAACCGGTGGGGTCGAACGTCATCGTCCAAGGCTCGTTGAACGTCACCACGGATATTTCGTTCGGTGGGAAGATTGAGTTGGGGAATGCCATCGGTGTGGGCATCGCGACGCCCCTCACCGCGCTACACGTCGTCGGCGGCTCGATCACTGAAGGGGATAACGTGGCGTGTAAACGGTACTCTAGCAAATTCACGCTCGGGTCCGGTGTGGCGAAGGACATAATCCTGAACTTTGGGAACGGCAGTTTCTGTGCCAAGATCAAGTGCATGCTGCGTGAAGTGAGCTCGTCCAACAGGGATTACATTAACACCATGATTCTTGAGGTGACCGGTGGGAACGGACTAGGCAATCAATCGTCCATGCCCATCGCCGTCGGCACGAAGAACATTTTCGGTGCAACGGCGAATCCTTACCCGTGGAGCTCCACCATCACGACCACCGCGACCAAGGTTCGATTTGTGCCTTCGAACATTCTGTCGACGAGGCAGTACACGTACGACATCCACGTGAAGTTGTACTCGAGTGTGTCAAGTGGAAAACTCGCGAGCATCCAATATGACAATTCTAATCCTAAAACGGTGCAGAGCTATACGTACTAGGGCGACATCGTGAATCGAGAAGATCGATTCAGGGTGAAGCTTTTTTTACTTGACTTGATCGGTCAGCATGAGAGCGATGCTGGCGACGATGAAAAAGAGTACTGCGAAATTACATTCGCTCTCCTCTCGTCCGACGCTCACCCGAGGCGTTTGCTTCGGCTTCGGCTGAGCTCGGACGATCGGACCTCGCCTGACGACAGGCGCGTCTTCCTCGTCGAGTGGACAGAAGGCAACCATATAATACTAGCCTTAGAGATTAATTTCGTTCTTCTTCTTTCTTCCTCTTCTCTTTGGCGCGGTTTTCGGAAGTTCGACCTCCTTCACGTCACCGTCCTCGTCGTCGAACTCCCCCTCGGACACGATGTCTGAAATCTCATCCTCCTCCGGTTCGGGTCTGGGATCGACCGTGGTGGACATCGGCGGCGGCGGAGGCATCGCGATACCCCCCATCAGAGACGACAGGTCGAGCCCGGGAATGCCCATCTGCGGTCCCTTCATCTCGTAACCAGTGCCCCCCTGTGGCGGCGCGCCGCCCGCGGCTTGGGTTTTCTGCACCGCCGAGAACATCTGCCCCATCAGTTCCGGATTTTGTTTGAGAACATCCGTCATGTTCGGCAACGCCTTGAACATGGAGTTCGACAAGTGGAACGCGAAGCCGGACCCGGCGAGCATCATAATGAGTTTGACTTCGGGCGCCATCTGCATCGAATTTTTGTACTTCACCGCGAGCTCTTCCAACACCGGGTCGTAGTCGTCGAGCGATTCCATGATCGTCTCCGACCATCCCGTCAATTCGAGCGAGAGTGGGTCGTACTTCTTATTCAACCACTCCAACCCGGTCACGCACGCGACGAGCGCTCGTCGACTGAACTTCACGGACTGTTCGATCTCGAGTCCGTACGTCACGCGCTTGTATTCCGCTCGCAAGTCTTCGATCGGGGTGTACACGTTCAGTCGCTTGTTCACGATCACCCCCTTCTTTTGTCCGAGTCGCTGCAGCTTTGACAACAGATCGCACTTCTCGTCGTCGATTGACGAAAATCCATTCGAAGGCTGTTGCGACGCCTGCGGGTTGCGTCGAACGGGCACCTCCTCGTCGTATTCGTCGTCATCTGAATAGTTCGCGTACTCGTCCCCCATGTCTTCCTCCACAGCGGGCGGGTGGACCTGCGCGGCTTGTTTCGTCGGGTTCATGAAGGCATCCAATTCGATGTCGTCGTCGTCGTCGTCGTCGTTCATGTATTTCTGGCGCGGAGCTTGTTTCTTGGGCATCCGATTCGGACGAGATCGAGTGATTTCGATCTCATCCATCAGGCGCTGTTCATCGGCACTTAAGTTCATAACCGAAGGATTGTCACCTCGATCGATAACGAATTCCTCACCCATGATCTAGTACTCTCGTTGAAACTATACTCAGCGCTTTAACGCACTTTCGAAAAAAATATATTTCATTATAGAACAGTACAACACATGATCAAGCTCAACAATACCAACCGCAGGGCGCTCTCGTGGATCGCCGTCCTGATAATCGCGATTCTCGTTTTAGGCACGGTCTCCAGCGGATACGTCGGCGCGCCCATCGTCATCAAGCAAGACCTCGAGGGCACGTTCTGGGACCTCAAGCAAGACGTCGAATGCACGCCGGGACACAAGAAGGGTGCCGCGTACAGCCGAGGCGGTGTTCCGGGCGGTTTGTGTGGCGACCAAGAATGGGTTCGCAAATCCGCGACGTACGAAATCTTGGACTAAATTATCTCACTCTAATAGTACTATGGCTCTCGTGACTGCTCCCCAGTCCTCGACTCCAGATCTTCAATATGAATATCACACCATCACTTTGGACAGCGTCGGACAGTCCAGCGCGAACACGTTCACGTGTTTCCTTCAGACCCCGTTGAGAAACGTGGTTCAAGCCAGACTCGTCGCCGCACACATTCACTCCAACGCATCGGTCGAACACTGTTACGTGTCCATCAAAGAACTCGACACGTTCTTTAACGACCGAGCTTTCAAATCTTTGGATGAGCAAGCATCGATGTCCAAGGTGAGACACGCATTCGCCAGCATCGTCTCCGAATCCGCCACACACGGCGCGACGAACCAACTCATTCTCTTTAGAGATAACTACCCGATCGTGAGCCAATACATCGACCCAATCAGAACGATCGACCGATTCCAAGTCACCATCATGGACGAAGACGGGAACACCATCAAAAACTCCTCGGACACCGGCGACAACTTTCTCGTCGTACGCTTCGTTTGCATGAAAAGAAATTTGTGAGCTACTTGTAAATGTCATCGGGTGTCACCATTTTGACGGCGGTGGGTCAGCAGGACAAGTGGATCCACTCCGAGGGTGCCGAAGGCGTGTCATTCTTTAATCAAGTGTGGAGGAAACACTCAAACTTCTCACAATCGATCGAAAAAAATTACATTCAAGGCGCGATCAGAAACGGTGGTCTGTCCAAGATTCAAATCGAAAAATCCGGCGATCTGTTGGGGTACACGTACTTTTCGATCGACAACGGCACCCAAGCGCTTGATTCGAGCGATTGGACGACCCTGATCGAGTACGTCGAGTTAAGAATCGGCGGAGAAGTCATCGATCGACAGTACAGCGAGTGGTCCGAAACCGTGGCGGTGGATATGCTCGCCGGGAACTCGTCTCGATCGGCACTCGGTCCACACCCGGGCGCTTCGTCGAGCTCGTACTTTTTCCCACTGCGCTTCTTCTTCTGCGAAACGCCCTCGCTCGCCCTTCCGTTGGCGGGCATTCAACTCCAAGACGTCGAGATATACATCAAGTGGGGTGCCGACGCCGAGGGCAAGCAGTTCGAGTGCTACTCGCAGTTCTATTACGTGGACGCCGACGAACGCGCGGCGCTCACGAACACGCGACACATGTTGATCTATCAGGTTCAAAAAAGCATTCCCTCCCGCGAACTCATTCACGATCTCACGTTCAACCACCCGATCAAATTCATCGCGAGTTCGAACACCGCCGCGACGAGCCCGTTGAAACGGATTAACAATCGAATCAAAATTCAAATCAATGGAAACGACGTGACCCCGTTTCGATGGGGCAAACCACACTTCTGCGACGTCAGTCACTATTTCCATACCAGTTTCGTGACGTCTCCGGACATATTTATGTACCCGTTCTGTGTCACCACTAATTTATTTCAGCCCACTGGATCACTCAACGCGAGTCGGGTGTCGAGCCTCAGAATCGTGTCGGAGTCGCTCCCACTGACCGACACGATTTGGGCGCTGAATCTGAACGTGCTCACGATCGACAAGGGGTGCTGCGGTTTACGCTTCGCCAATTAGGTAACTTACTTAGTTCTATCTCAGTTCCGCCACCACACAACGGAATTAAAATAGGGCTTTACATTAGACGTCAGATGGTGAAGAATTTACCTAGCGTCGAGCGATCTCAGAAGATTCGCCTCGGCAAGTTCACACCAGATGTACAGGCAACGGATACCATCGTGATCAACGCCACGTCAGCCGACATCACCACGTTAGACTCTGGGTTGTACGTCGCCCCGATACGTTACGACGCGACACCCGGTGTGAATGCGAAAACCGTCGGATACGACACGACGACGAAAGAGATCGTGCAGACGTCGTTCCCCGTGAATCAAACCCAAGGATTGCAAGAGGTCACGTCGAACGGGGCGGTGACGACGCTGGGTGTGGAAGTTTCGAATACGCTCACGGCGACGCGAATGCAAATAGGGTCCGGTGCTAGCGCGGACGACATTAACGTGTTCGTCGTGAGAGGTGGGGTTTTGATCGAAGGCAACCTGGTGGCGACCGGGGACACGACGTTCGTGCGAAGCAATAACGTGAGCATCACGGATCCACTCCTCGAGTTGGGTGGGAACAACAACTCAGAGGCGTTCGTGTACGACGTCGGGATCATCATGAACCGCCCGGGTGAGAACGTGGGATTCGCATACCTAGAAAACCGCGACGAACTCACGGTCGCCCTGACGTCGAACACGGCGACGGACAGATTCATCGTGCCGTCGTCCAATCTCTTGACCATGAACGTGGTCGGGGACGTCTACGCGAACGCATTTTTCGGCGAGGGGTCGACGCTGACGAACGTCGCACACCTCGACGATTTCTTGTCCAACGTCACGCGCGTCGAGAATCTCGAAACGTCACTCTCGTCGAACAATCTTCGGGTCGGGTACTTAGAGACCGTGCACGCGAGCAACGCGGTGAGACTGACGACGCTCGAACAGTACCACGACGACAACGTCATACGACTCAATCTGTTGTACAACCTTCAAGCGTCGAACGCCGCGTTCTTGAACACGCTCGCGTCCTATCACAGCAGTAACGTGACGCGGATATCCAATCTCGAAACGTGGCTCGACGACAACAGCGTTCGGATCACGAATTTGTCGAGCAATCTCGCGGACAACAGTGCCAGGATTTCATTGCTCAACACGTGGCTCCAAGACAACTCCTTCCGTATCACGACGAACTCTGATAACCTGTCGAGTAATCACTACCGACTGACAAACGTCGAATCGAACCTCATCGCGAACTCGAACAGAATCACGAACCTGAGCCTCGACGTCTACGCCATCGACGGTCGCGTCACGGTGTTGGAAAGCGAGACGAGTAACATACGAGCCGATCTCACGTCCAACGTCACCATACTCAACACCACGATCGACGAACTCGACAGCAACGCCTCGCGCGTCACCACGCTCGAACTGACCAAGGCGCCGATCAACAACCCAATCTTCACCGGCATCATCACCGGCGACGGCGGCGGTATATCCAACGTCGATCTTCAACACGTGACGAGTGATGGAAACGCCACCACGGACACCGTCCGATTCACGTCCCCAACGGTCGCGTTCGTCACAGACTCCACCGTCGGCATAGGCACCGACGATCCGGACACGAACTACTCGCTTCACGCCACGGGTAACATCAAGGTGCAGTCGAATGTCGAAGCCACCACGTTCGTCGCCCCGGGCACGCACATCAACCTCGACGGGACCAACAAATTCACCGGGAACACGACTGTGTATGGGAATCTGAATGTATTTGGAAACGTCACGTACCTGGACACCGAAAACGTATACGTGAAGGATCCCATTTTGGGGATAGGGAACCCGGGTGCCCAAGACAGCGGTGTCATCGCCATGTCCGGTGGTCCGGGCTCCAACGTGGCGTTTGGATACAACAACACCGACGGAGAATTCATCATCGCGTTTACCGATGACGGTCCGCTCGGCGTGACACTCACCCCCGATCCCTCTAGGGACTTGAACGTCCACGTCTACGGGACCTTGTACTCCGCCAACGGCTTCGGGGTGGCGAACACGAATCCCGTGAGCGGCATCTACGCACTCTCGATCGGACAGAACGTGTTCGCGAAACACAACGGCGATTTGATCTCCATCCGATCCCTCGCCGACACGGGCATTTACACCTCGAACGTCACCACACCCGTGATTGAATCCACCGGCACAAATCTCGAAATCACCGCACCCAACACCGTCATCATGGGAAATCTCGATGTTCGAGGTGCGACGACGATGGTCAGTACCACCGATTTAATCGTCAACGATACAGTCATCGATCTGGCAAACAACAACACCCTGACGTCGGTCGATCTTGGGATTCGCATGCGACGCCCGGGCGCCAACGTGATCATGACGTATCAAGCGTTGAGTGAAGAGTTGGCGTTCGCGCACTCGGTGACCGGGGTGACCCCAGACCCGACGAAAACCATGAACGTGCACGTGTACGGAAACCTCGAGGTGAACGACGGAATCAACGTCGGGTCGAACGTGATCATCAACGATTTTGCATCCAACGTGATCGACGTCGACGGCGCCGTCGCGGCGTCCATTTACTTCGGCGACGGTGGGTTGCTCTCGAACATCACGCAGACGCTGCAAGGGATCAGCGAGATCGGCGCAAACACCGATCAGACCATTTTTTTCACCAACGTCACGACCGGGATCAACGTCACGACGTCCAACGTCGAGGTCGGGGGGTACTATTTCGGCGACGGACAGTTCATGTCCAACGTCGCGAATCTGGTCATCCTTCAATCGAACGTGAGCATACTCAACCAAAATATCGACTCAAACGTGTCAGATCTCCGAACCGATCTTCAGAGTAACGTGTCCATTCTGAACACCAACATTAGCTCGAACGTTTCGGACTTGCGAACCGATCTTCAATCGAACGTAAGCATACTGAACACGAACATCGCCTCGAACGTGTCAGATCTCCGAACCGATCTTCAGAGTAACGTGTCCATTCTGAACACCAACATTAGCTCGAACGTTTCGGACTTGCGAACCGATCTTCAATCGAACGTGAGCATACTGAACACGAACATCGCCTCGAACGTGTCAGATCTCCGAACCGATCTTCAGAGTAACGTG